AAATTCTTGAACAAATCCAGACCATGTCCCACCAATCGTAACTTCACACCATCCATTAACCATCTGGAGAGATTTTGTATTACTACCTTTAATCCAATGGTTAAAAGTATTAAACCCTGTGTTTAATAGTAAATTCCTACCGCCAATCTCCAAATTATCCACATCCGTAAGCACAACAACACTCTGCGTATCCAAAGCATTTATAGTCCCGTCTGCGCTGTAAAGCGTGCAACGGAGTATTTTCGCAGTTGCAGTCGGTGTATACTCCTTTGCACTTTCGTTCGCAGATGAGGTGTATTTCACGGAGTATGATGTTCCGTTGGTTGACTCTTCGATTTTAAATCTACCATTATATGGTATCCTTGTCGCACTGTCTCCATCTCGATAAAACGACCGGAATGTTATTTTAGATGGTGTTAAAGCTCCGTCTGCACCTTTTTTAATAGCGGTATCGGACGCTTCCAGGATGTAGCTTCTTGAGTTTGTTCCGTCTTTTCCATTTTCGCCTTTGATCTTTGTCCATGTATATTTCGTAGCATCTGTACTATCTGCCTGTGTATAATCTGTATACTGCCCGATATAGAGCTTATTTGTACCATCCGTGGTGGAAAATCCCGTCTTGCCATCTGCACTGTTTGCATAGGCAATATGTAGATATGGGGTCTTTCCATCGGCTCCCGGCTTTCCTGGTGTTCCGATCGCCCCGTCTGCGCCTTTGATCTTACTCCATGCATATTTTGTCGGGTCTGCGCTGTCATTTTGCGTAAAATCAACATACATTCCGATATATTCCCTATTACTGTCGGACACGGAAAAATCTGTCCTACCGTCTGCGCTGTTCGCATAGGCGATGTGGGTGTACTGTGTTTTTCCGTCCTTCCCATCTTTTCCCGGGATTCCCTGATCCCCCTTTGGACCCTGTATACCATCCAATCCCGGAGCGCCTTGTGGACCCGGAGGTCCCTGTTCGCCTTGCTCTCCTTTCTCACCTTGCGGACCCTGTTCCCCGTCTTTTCCATCCTCTCCATCCATTACATCCGTGATTGTGACCTCGTAATACCCACGTTTTATCCCATTTTCTAGAGCCTCAAATGAGTACACCGCCTTTGTATCCACGTCAGTAGCATTTACCGTAACGCTCTTACCAACATAAAACTCATGTCCATCCTTGCTCCATCGGAATTGTAGCTTGTCTGCCACATCCACGCCGTTATCGTAAGCGTAAGCTGTCAGAGTAGTGCTACCGATGCCATTTTTAAAGATAATGCCGTTGTTTGTTGAGATAGAGCAAGTATAAACCTTATTTTTATTAATAAGGTCTTGCATCCTCTGTAATAAGCTGTCCGAAATTTCCGATGTCAGCTCTTTGTAGTTTGTAAATACCGTCTTTGCAGTTTTTGGATTGGTAAGACTCCTGATCTGTTCTGATACTCTTGCCTGTAGATAAAGGACTGGTGTCCACTCCTGATCCTGCATCCTTACCGTATCCCCGATGTTGGTGTCAAAATATCCGTCCACCTCGTAAGTCACCACCGGTTCAGATGCTGTTTTAAGATCAGACAGAGCCATGCTATAGAGCTTGTCCTTGCTGTCTGTATCATACTCTTTCCGCATCAGGATATAAGCATCCTCTTTATTCACGATATTGGACGGAAACCGGTCTCTTGCCTGTGGTGCGCGGATGATCGCACCATCCGTAAAGTATTCCAAACGTCCGTTTTCATCGTATTCTTTCTTGTCAAGACCATTGATTGTCAGACCGTCCTTTCCGGTCGGCTGGATGCAGGTGTAAAGCTTCTCGGCATCTGTGGTTTTTCGAATTCCGGTAATTCCTTTCCCGTACCGCAGTACAATGTCATTCCGGTATTCTCCGACTCCGCTGTCTGTATCGGAGTGTTTCCGATATACATTTAGGACAATCTCTTTTAAAGAGTAGTCTCTGTTCAGTACTGTCTCAAATTCGATCTCCGCAGAAAAGACATTAGCCAGGGAGAATAATCTCTTTAATACGGACGTTGTACCGGTCCATTCGTTGGTGATCCGCTTATCTGACACCTCGTTGAGACCCAATTTAAGTGTCCTCTCCGCGTCAAATACGGTAAGGTACTCTTCAAAGCTCATCGCCTGTCCTGCCTTGTATTCCCCTGCATCCTCGTTGATTAGCTCGAAAGATAACGACCACGCCGTAGCTGTGATCGTCTCCTCTGTTTGCTCAGTGTTTACGATGTTTAGATAGTAGGATTTCCCTTTGTGTATAAACGCCACCTTATTCCCGGCGGTAACATTCTCTGCATCCTGATGCTTTGCGGACACCGTAAAGGTGTAAGTATTGGCAGTCCCCTGTAAGTACTCATGTAGCTCGTCATCCCAGTAGTGCATGGACTTCTTGTGCTGATTGTCCATAAACGCTACTGGTGTGTTATTCGCGCTTAAAATCGCGATCCTGATGTTATCCACTATAAATACACCTCCCGTATTTTCGCTTTAATCTGTGGCGGTGGAGAAGAAAAGGAAGAATAGCAGAACTGCACTTCTGTTGTTCCGGGTGGCACTTTAAAATAGTCCGTCCCCGTAATCTCATCTCCCTTAGCCACCATCCCATTAACGTAGACCCTCGTACTCTCCCCGTCTATAGACACCACATCTCCGGCACGGTACCGGTTCGGCACATCTCGGTATTTTTCCACGTTATCCTTACGGAACCAGATACTTTTTAAATAATTGTGCGTAACCAGCTGATTTCCAAGATCTCTACTTCCCCACTGCCCGATCCAGACCTGTATCTTCTCACACACCATGTCTTTAATCTCCGGGATAGTAAAGTGGTAATACTTCCCGTACCAGAAAATACGCAACTTGTCACCCTCTTTTAAAAAGTCATTGTGTCCGCCGCCCATTTTTAAATTAAACGGGTTATCCTCGTAGGATGTCGGCTGGAAATCCAGTGTCTTAATTTTCTTGTTTTGAGGGGCAAACCAGTCCACATGCGCCGTATTACCAACCGTATCACTCTTGTTAATAGACATGGCGCAGATTACTTTATTATCTCCTGTCAGAAATGCAATGGTCTGCGCTCCTGTCTGCCCCATTAATCCGGTTTCAAACCAGTGCTGTGTGTAGCAGTAAAAGTTTTTTGCGCCACGTCTGCCCTCGCTGTCCACTGGGATAGTAAGTGTTTTCATTCCACCGTTCCAGTATCCAGATGTGGCTTGTCCACCTTTTAATGCCATCACGTTATATCCGGCAACATTCCTTACTTCAAGCGTCCCCTGTGTGGTATTCTCTGGATTTTGGTAAGAGGTGCCATGATCGTCTTGAAACAAGCCGTAACCGTTAAACAGTTCTTCGGACGCTTCGTAGTTCTCTCCGTCCGCCTCTTCCTGTTTTCCGAGCTGGATCACTCCATACTGGCTTACCAGTCCGATAAATCCGTTTTCGTGTTGGTGCGTGATCTCGTAGTCCACGTCTGCCCATTCGGTGCCGTTGTTTTGGATGGTGATTGTCTGGTAGCCGTCTTTTTGTACTCCGTCAAAGGAGAATTCTGCGGTAGAGTATGCTACTCCGTCCGGGATGAGCCATGTGATTGTTCCCTCTCCCAGAAATTCCGTTTCTTCACTGAATTCTAAAGTACCACTTGGAATCGCATAAAAACATTTGTTCGGAACATTTCCAAACACTAACTTTTTTGGTTCATCTACTTTTAATGCTTTCTGTAAAGCATCGTACTTCTCTTCCAGATTACCCTCAATCGTAAACGGCATCACAATTTGTTTGTTCTCGTATGACGTGTAAGCAAAATCACTTCCATTCTGTTTTTCTGCCTTCACAAACGATGGATTCCAGTCAGCACCGACAAACGGTGTAAATCCCTGTAGTACTTCGATGTACTTTCCTAATTCGATGTCATTGAACTTCACAGAAAGTGTCATGTACGTTCTCCTTTCAGTAATTTCTTAAAATCTGTAATTCTTTGCTGTTCTGTCAGCATTGGAGCTGCTGTTTCTTTAATTAATTCTCTTCCATTCAGTGTTGTGCTTACTTCGATCGGACGTTTTGCCAGATCAGAAAGTCCTGCCACTGCACTCATAATCGCCTGATTCTGCTGCTGAAGCTTTCTGATTTCTGCGTTATCCATCTTGTACTGCATAACAGATGTTGCTGGACGATTTGCCACTCTGGATGCATTAAAAGCCATGACCTCTCGCATCCGTGCTGAAACAGCGGACAGATCAATAGATTCCAGTGCTGCGTTTGAAATATTTCGGGAAGATTTTACAACTGACTTTTCTTCATCCTTAATACCCAACGCCAGACCTTTACTGAAGAATTGACCAAATTCCCTTGTCTTTTTGGATGGGGAACGCTCATCAAGTTCCCTTTTCGCTGCTGCCAGTGCAGAAGAAGCAACTGCGATAGCTGCGGAAATAGCCGCGGAGCTTCCAGCCGAAATACCATTGGCAAGACCATAGGAAAAATTCAATCCCTGATCGTATGCCTCGCTTTTCATTCCAACGCCCTTTAAACCAGATACCGCTCCGTCTCCCAGGCTTTTACTGGATGACTCCACGTTTTTCTTTCCGGAATCAATCCCACTCTTTAAACCATCACCAAGTTTCTTTCCTTCCTGTTTTCCTTTTTCGGAAAGCTTGACATTTGACAATGCCACCGCTGCATTGCCGCCTAATGTAGATGCCGCCGCATTTACTGATCCAGAACCACCAACAATTCCATTTGCAAGCGCGTTTGCAATCTGACTTCCCATTGCCTGCGCTTGTCCCGAAACATTTGCAGATGAAAGTCCTGATAAAGCCGCATTTTCCAATCCTGATGCAGCCGCCTGCACAACTGGGGCTTGACCGCTCAAAGAGGATGACAGTCCAAAACCTACGTTGTTTCCAAATCCTGCCGTAGCTGACAACATATCCATGCCATTCAGTCCTTGTGGAATCTGACCGCCTAAGGAAGCCGCTGCCGTCAATACGGCATTGGAATTCGCATGCAACGCATCAATTAGAGACTGTGTTGCCTCACTTCCTTTGCTGGAAGGAACCGTTGTCGTATCTGTAGTACTTGCACCTGTATTGATCTCATTCACAGCGCTTTTTGCTGCTTCATTGATCGCAGTTTTTCCACTGTTTACAGAATTCGCAGTACTATCCGCCGCCTCTTTTCCTTTTTGAGCAGGAACCGTAGAAGTATCTGCCTCTGCCGCTCCCTCACTGACGCCACCCTCGATAGTGTCTTTTGCTGCTTGCTTCACTGGTTCTTTTCCCTCTTGTAAAGCGTTCGTTGCAGCTTCTGTGGTTTCTTTCGCTTCTTGGGCTGCTGCTTCTGGATTGCCTGAATTTCCGAGTAATTGATTGATTTCATTTTGATAAGCTTCAATCGAAGCGATATTATTAGTAGATCCCTTTTCGTATTCAATTTGAGCCATGAGCCACATGATACGAGCTTGAGTCACCATTTCATTCGTTACTCCAGAACCTTTTTCCGCCGCTGCTGCACGCATATCGTCATAACTTTGCAGAAAACTTTCAGCTTGTTCTTTCAAAGCTTCTTCGCTCGCTTCCCCAGCGCGTTTCATATCATTTGCCAATGCCAAAACAGAAAGAGCGGCATTTTCACTTCCGGATTCAACTGCCCCCATTGCGGCTTCGTAATTTGATATCGTAGTCAAATACTCATTGGAAGCAGTTTTCGCATTATCAAATGCCTTTTCCGCTTCAAGTAATTCTGCATCAGCTTCCATCTGTGCTTGTTGAAGACGCATGATTTCAAAAGAACCTGCTGCCTGTTCTGTAGTCATTGACGCAGTGGCATCTTCCAACTTTCTTGTTGCTTCTTCGGATGCTCTTAGTGCCTCAGAATAATCGTCAAATGTGCGAGAAACTTCTTTTGCTGCTTGTGTCTGATTCTTTATCGCTGTAGTATAATCATCCTCATAAGCGGACAATATTGCCTCTGCTTTTTTCTTTTGAATAACTTGATCTATGGATTGCGTTAACTCACCATACTTCTGCATTACTCCATCTGTCGTTTCAATCTCTACGCCAAGTGCTTCGGATAATGTGGATGTAATAAAGGCTGCACGTTCCTCATATCCTTCCTTTATCTTCCCATTTTGGTCAACAATTCCCTGTAACTCATCCCATAGTTGCTGATAATAACCAAACTGCGTCTGAATTCCGGCAACTTCATCTTGTCTTGCAGCCTGAGTTTCTCGGATTGCTTCTGCCTGCTCTGCCAGTTTTTTATTGGCTTTATCTGTAGCAGACTCCGCTTCTTTCTGCGTCAAAGCATAAACACCAAGACCTGCTGCCAGAGCTGCTACCGCAGAAATCACAAGACCAATCGGATTCGCTTTCATAGCAACGTTCCAAAGAGTTTGTGCTTTTGTGGCTAAATTCACCTTTCCTGTAAACATGCCAACAACTGCTTGCCCGGCTGTAAGTGTAGCGTTTGTTGCAACACCACTTTCCATAGCCAGAAGCTGTGCAGCATAGTAAGCATCCACTGCTGCAGAAGCGGTCTTCCATGTTTTCACACCTTTTTTCAATATAGATGTTGTTTCATTGACAACTTTGTACCCCTTAAAAGCGGTAAAAGCTGCCGTTGCTGATGCTGCGATCAAGTCCAGATTCTCTCCTGCAAAGTCCAGTGCCTTTGTCAGTGGCGGGAGCGCTTTATCAGCCAGATTTCCAACAGCATCTACTACATTGCTTAAAGTATCAACCGCTGTTTCTCCAGCTTCTCTCAAGCCGCCGTCACTCAATGACTCTGCCACTGCATCAATCGCATCCTCAACCGGCTCTTGCAGTTTGGATGGTAACAGCTCTGCCAAACCGGATGCCATAGAC